TTGCGGTATGATACGTGCTGTATCTTGAAAGCAAAGCCATACGGTCTTTGCGTTCAGCCATTACTTCTCTTCAGCCTCGGTTTGTGCTTCTAGAATCTTAGCAGTTAGTTTATCTTCAACAAACTTGTAAACACGCTCAAAAGCCTGATCAGTATTTTCACCGTCACGCTTAGAGTCAACGACCCCAAGGTCAAGTCTTAGTGATTGAAAATTTCCTAAATTTAGTGTGTACCCAAGTGTTACAGATACCTTTGTTGTTTCATTTTCCATGCTATACCCTTCGTTAAATAGATTCGCCCCAAATGGGAACAAACCGTCCATCTTCTGTTCTCGTATATGTAAGTATACCATCGCCCATTCTGCGTGTCAACTCTTGCTTACTGGGCGTAATATCATTAGTAATTAATTTATCTTTTCTTGGTCTACCAATATGGTATGTAGCAAGTATATCACGTATCTCTCTTACTTGCGATTCTGAGTAGTATGACCTTACCTGAAATCCTCTTGCCCCACCTTTTTGAGATCCCGTTGGAAATGGAATGATTCCTCGTTTCATTAATGATGGCATATATTTTTTATGACGATTAACTAAATCAGCAGTCTGACCTACGGTGTAGGCTCGCTCTCTTTTATTTTTAAAATCACTAATTAAACAACTTTCAATCTGATCTTTTGTTATATTGTAAACAGACATTATCCCATTAGACTTATTGAGATGATGTACTCTTACTAAGTCTCCGTTTAAGAACCAAACCTTTTTGTTTCCTGGAATTATAGGGAGGACATTGTAGCCTTCGCTCTCAATTGTTCCCTTTTTAATAGCCATCTACCCTCCGATGTTTGACTAGGTGGATGAAAAAAAAATCTTGATCCACAGCAAATACAGGATGCCTCAATATGATTAATCTGAGTATACTGCCTATCTATAAAAACTCTTCCTTTGCATTTTTTACAAAATATCATTAGTTTGGAATTCCGACTATTATTAAGTTTACTCCTATAGATGTGTCTCCGCCAATATTAAATTTTACTGTTCCTTCTATTTTTGAAGTTGAAATACTTAACAGGGTTACTGTTACATCTTTTCCAGCATCTGTATTACCGATGTTTATTGGGGTTGCTGTAACAATTGGAGCAAACTTAAATTCACTTGGAAAGTTATATGAAAATGCCTGAGAGGAACCAGCAGTCTGTGAGGAACTTGACGTAACCTGTACATAGCCTCCAATTATTCTTGCCTCTGAGGTTTTAACGCTTTGCTTTCCTGCGTTAGGTGTGTCGACAGTTACATATTTGTATACCGAAGTAGATGACTGAGTTGAAAGATCATTAATAGCCTTAACTATCTGATAAAGATAAGTTACATCTAGTGGCTGTCCTCGTTCGGGTAGTGGTAAAATTGCCATAATATAATTATACCAGACTTACCGTTCCAGAGTCGTAAATCTTTAAATCTTCATTTAGCACTGGATTTATTGAAGATACTTGGATTATTACTCTAACAGAAGTTGTCCCAGTCTTTAAAAATGAATAGTTGGTTGAGCCAGTTGTTGCTCTAAATGCTGGTACAGAAGAATCAAACCCTATAAAAACATCATAAATTATTTGTGTAGAAACATCTCCTGATGCCCAATTTACTATAACAGTATTCCCAACAACATTTATATCTCCAACGCCAATAAAAACTTCTCCAGATTCTGTAACAAATATTTGAGAGTAAGCAGACTTTCTATTTTTATCTTCTGCAACTATTCTAAATCTTACAACTGTTGCGTTAGATCCTGTAACTTTTCCAAGAAGTTCTTTTTTAATAACGACATTTTTAATTCCTTTGTCTGGTGTGTTTGCCATAACTACACATCCAAAACAAATCTGAACTCTATATAATTAGTTGTGTTGGCTGATTTGATTACTGGTCTTGCACCAACACTTTTAATTACAGAGTAACCAGTTAAGCCGTACAGGGAGTTTGTTGATGTGGTATTTTCAATTCTTAAGGCATCTAGGCAAACATAAAAAGAGTCTAAGGGTAGATTGTTTTTGGTAACGCTTGCATATATTTTTGTTACAGAAACATCTTTCCAATTAAAATTAGCACTCTTTTTTAAATCTTGGAATGTTGTAGTTGAAACAATATATCTGTTTTCTTCAAAGTTATTTTTTTGATTTGCTGATCCTTCCGCATAAGAAACTTCATCTACGTTAATTTGAAACTTTGCATACTCTTGACTTGAGTTAGGCCCAGTGTGAGAAAACTCTATTAATATCTTAACATTGTCTGGAATTATTGCAGGAACTAAACTTGTTCCAGGGACTCTATTTACAACAGAGAATGCAAACCTCAATTCATCAAGAGGGCCATTCTTTGTAAAGTCAACAGATGTTTCATCTAGCCTTATATAGTTTGACTGAGAACCTGGCTGCATGATCCCGTTAGAATCAAAAGTAAGTGTAGATGCGTCGCCTCTAATTGCAATTATATTATTTAAAAATCTACATCTTTCATTTCTTTCAACTCTGTTTTCATTTGTAAAAATTCTATTATCAGCATTAGTTGCAAAAACCAAATCTTCTTGATTTATAATTCCGTTGGCTGACTCTCCATCTAGTGGTTCATATTTAACAGGTATCTCAATTGGAGAAAGTCCTACTGGATTGTATTTCCAGTTGTCTGTATCTGCAAAAGAATAGATAACTCTACTATCAAATGATCCAGCAACTGGGTTAGACCCTGCAGAAAATATTCCTACCTCTGTAATTTCATATCTTTCTTCTGTAGGCATTTCTGCCGTAAAGACTACTTTTGATAATCCGTCTTCATTTACGAAACCTCTAGATATAATTGGTACACGAAACATCTCAAAGTCTAAAGACTTCTTAAGAGAGTAGTCCGCAAACACCCCATCAGAAGCCACTGGGGTGGGTCCACAGCCTACAGCAATGTGTGACGCATATGATTGGGTCTGCCCGACCAAATACTTGGCCAAAAGATTTTTACCTATATTAGTTATCATTGAACACTCCCATAGTATATTGTATCATCAAAAATGTTTCCAGCGGTTAATATTTCTACCTCTGCCTGCTCGCCTTCCTTGACATTAACTAAGTTAATTACTAGGTCTCCAGTTATTGGATCTATGTAAACAGACTTACAGTTTGGGACCTTTACACCATCTACTAAGTCATAACCGTTACCGCATACGGGAAGGTGGTTAAAGATAGACAAAGACAAAGACTTAAAGAAAGAATCAGATGACTGCAATCTTAAAACATTGTTTGGGTTGTATTGTAAATATAGATCTGTAAGATTTTTAATTGGAGCATATATGACCTTTTGTCCATTTACCAAATCATGTCTTGATATTGTAGCAAGTTCGTACCCACCTATGTCTTCAAAGATTAGGTCTGTCATTATTTCAATATCTAGCACATCTGAATTTTCTAAAATTAGATCTGGAGTTGCAATTTTTACTGAATCATCAGTTGCTTTTGGAGATGCTTCTGGAATAGCAGCCACAGCAGAAAGATATGTTGGCAATTTATTTTCTGACATTAGACTACCTCACTTAAAAACAAAGTCATTTCTGGACCATCCGAACTTCTTGAAAACTCAATATTATATACAACAAATCTATTGTTTGGATTTGATGCCATACTTATATCGTTTTCTTTATAGTCTACGCTAACAATATCTCCAAGTTGAATTGTTGGTATTGAGAATATTTTAACTCCAAGAGATCTTCTTGGCTTTGTGACTTTTTCAACAAGCCATTTCATCAAACTAGAAGCCTCATCTTGTGACTGAATATATACAGTTTCTAAAGCAAAGTCTCGCTTACCGTGTGTCATTCTGCTAAGTTTAATATCCTGATAGTCTTGTTTAAATTTATATGGATTAGAGATTAGTTTATCTGCAATAAACTGTGGATTAGAGACAAGAGTATTTTTATTAAAATATTCATCTACTGTAAGATTATTCTCAGACTGCTGAGTAAAAGTAATTCCTTGAATTCTTAAATAGTTACCACTTGTTTCATCCAAAGTAATTGGAGCATCTGTTGTGTTAAATATAAGAAACTCTGCTCCATATGATCCCGCTCTAAACCCAGAAACAACATAACTTTTCATCTTGTTAAATGTTGGAGATATTTTTGCACTTAAGGCTGGATATGCTTTATCATATTTAAAATTAAATACTGCTGCTTCTCTCATGATGCTTCCAAACTCTTCAAAATAAATATCATACTTTGGTGGCTCAGAAGAACCAATTCCAGTAAGATAGGTATTTTGTATCAAACCACTAATAGAATATTTTCTGAAAGATTCATTTGCATCAATTTCAAAATCTCCAAAAGCAGAGTTTACTGGGGCACCTAAAGAAAACGATGTATTCTGAGAATAGTTATTGCATAGTGCATACACATTTTCAAACATTGCCCTAGAAGATCCTCTTGTAAATAATGCCATA